CAATACGTGTCAACGTTTCACGGACTTTAAGAAAGTCATCTTTTTGTTCAAGTGTTACTTCAACCAGATCTTCGATTCTTATCATTATTCTTCACTCCACCTTTGTCTAGTTTTTCTTTTATCAAAGATATCTGGTCTTTATTTAAGATACGTAGTGCTTCTTTTGCTTTCGCATTAGAGTAACCAAAGTATTCTTTAATACAATCCAAATCTTCAATACTATTTGCTTTTTGCCATGGTTGAAACTTTCGTTTCATCCCACGAATAGTATTTAGAAGATACTGATATTGCAATTCAGAATCAAGTGATGTAGACATATTCATTTGATTTGCATATGGAACGCAATCGATATGATAAGATAATGCTTTATTTGCAACGTATGGTTTATACGACTCTTCTGAAAAAGTGTACTTCTTAGTTTGAAGTATAGATGGAATAATGTCTTTGAATAAATCCATTATAGTGCCTCTAATGAACATTGTTCAATGTGTGCGAAGTTTCGAATTTGAATATTCAACTTTGGTTTCAATTTACGAATTAGATCAAGTTCAATTTCTTCCATAGAGATGTATTCTGGAAGATTTATCTTTGTCATATCAAAATACTTAACACTTAATCCTCGTAAGTCATCACCATATTCTATACGGTATCGTCGGCCACCAGGATGTTTAGTGTTCTTAGTTTCTTTATTTAAAGCACCTTGAACAAATCTACCTATCCTATTATGAGTAGAATTTCGACTTAGACCGACATATATTGGTTTACCATTTTTATAAATGCAATATATTGCAGATCTAGGGAAAATAGTAGAACAATCATTTTCATGACCACTTTTTGTTCCAAAACTATGATAGATTCTAATCTCTTGTTGATCATTAAAATGTTTCATTATTTTCTTAGAAAAATCAGAAGCATCTAATATTTTATTTCCATATAGATCAAATTTCATTTGAACTCACACTCAACCATAAATTCAATAAGACATGCAACTAGATTAATCTCTTGATCTGCAACGAATGCAGATTGATATTGATACTTAGATAGAACCAACACAGCAGGAGCAATACTATCTGGTTTCAATAGATCATATAATGAATCATAAATCTTACGAAGAATTGTTTTAGGATCATTATCAAGATTGTTTGTGACCCACTTCCGCATAGAAGTAAAGTCTTTTTCTTTCAATGATTTAGTTAGTCCAGTAAGTTGAACATCAGCAACTGCTGCAAGAATACCTTTATCAATAGAACCAAACACAGCATACCGTTGCAATTCATTTAGAATGCGCCGATTGTCTGGAAAGTGTTTTGTAATAACAGCAGCAACAACTTCTTTATCAAATTCAATATTCTCGTTGAGAAGAATGTTCTCAACTCGTTTAAAGAATTTAGTTGCCATCTTTGCTTTCTGTCCATTTTCAATCTTGAATTCAATGACAGAACACCGAGAATGAAGTGGATCGATGATGCGATTCTTGTAATTGCAAGTAAAGATGAATGAACAATTAATTGCAAACTCTTCAATCGCACCACGAAGTGCGGGTTGAGTTGAGTTAGGATTTAGATAATCTGCCTCATCAATGATGATGACCTTTCGACCACCAGAAAGACTCATTGAGGATGCATAATTTTTAATTTTGCTACGGAATGTGTCAATGCCGCTCTCGTCTGACCCGTTGATGACAATATAGTCGCATCCGACTTCTTCACAGAGGGCTTTTGCGACTGTTGTTTTACCAACCCCTGCGGATCCAGCAAGAAGCAGATTTGGGATTTCTTTTCTATTAACATATTCCTGAAATGTAGATTTAAGAGTTTCCGGGAGAATACAATCAGCAACTTTGCGTGGGCGATATTTCTCGACCCACAACATTTGATTTTCCATTCACAATCTCCATAATATAAAAAATAATCAAGCGCCGTACTTAGAACCAGTTTCAGTAGTGATCCAGTATTCAACTGGAGCATTTTTGTTTTTGAAATGTGCAATACCTTTTGAAGAGATGATAACATCATATGCACCGGCAATCAATTTAAGATTCTCAGAAGCAAAAATCATCTTGAATGGTTTCTCTGATATAAATTCACCAATATCAGTTGAGTTTGCATGTGTTGCAACATCAAGTTTATCAAATGCTTCAACCGAAACATTTTTACCATCAGAAACGAATGCAATATTTGGAGAACTCAAAACACTTGCAACTTTAGTAATCCATTCAAAGTCCACGGCAGCAAAAGTTAATTTAATCTCAGCTGAATCCATACTAATACCCTTTTCTGGTGCGATAAGAATAGTTTCCTTTGCTGCTTTTCGATATCGAATTTTACTACGACCAGAATGCGTACTGATCAAAATCTCTTTATCATTAAACTCAAGTTCTGGAATACCAGTACGATCAAGTGTAATAACACTTAGAAAGTTATTTACATCATACACGCCAAACTCAGTTGGAAAAGATTCAGCAACTTCTGCTCGTGCAAGAATGTTCTTCTTCTTCGAAATAGTCTCAAGTACATTACCAGGTTTAACAAAGATACTTTCGTTAATTGCGGTAAAGTTTTTCAAAATATTCATAGTGTCGGGCGACAGTTTCATCACAATACTCCTTTAGTAAGTTCATCAATCATATCATAACCATAAAACATTTTCAAGCACAAAATCATACTTTCTCGTAGATCTTCAAGAGTTCCATCGTTTCTGACCACATGGTCTACGTTTTGTTTGTTAATCCATTTCCACTCAGACTCGTGAATTTCAATATCTTTCATGACCGAGATAGAATGTTGGCAACCATTGTTAGCTTTATCAGCTACGTTATACCACAATGGAAGTTTATCTCTTCTGATTTCAATTAGAATACCTTTCTGCTTTCTAATCCAATCAATTTCATTTTGAAATCTTACATCTGTAACAACGTAGTGTTTACTTACATCTTTGATTTTATTCTCTAATGAATGGATCCAAATGTTTTCGCCAAATACATTACGACCAACTTCTGTGCCCATTAGTTGTAATGCAAGACGAGGTGTAAATTTACGTCCAAGTTTATCAGACCAAAATGGATCTACTTCTTCTCGAAATTCTCGTGATTCATCAGTATCACCTTCAAGTAGATTGCGATCCCATCCAAACATAACAGAAGTTACATCTTTAAGATGGGATGCAAAACTAATCTTTTCAAAACCAATATCAGATAAAATGTCTCCAACAGTACCTTTACCTGATCCAATAAAGCCAAGAATTCCAACGAACATTACATTTCTCCGACATAATTTGCCACTGCTGGCATATCTCCCTGGAAGTGATATGTGCCAATGTGTTGAGTACGCATCCATGGGCATAACCAAATCTTGCCACCCATATTACGCCACCATTGGCAGAACATATAATCTTCAGATAGATAACGCTCAGATACTTTATCAATCACAGTATCAAAGTACGCATGAATGTATCGAGTGCCATCAAAGTTAGCTTGACCAACATGATCTGGTTTGTATTTCAATTCTGGATACTGTTTTTCAAACTGAGGAAACACTTCACGCTTTACCATCATAAAGCCAGTACCAATTTCCATAACTTCCAATGGTTCAGAAACAGAGAACTGAGAAGTACCTTTAACTGGATTAAACACATAATCACCAGTCACTTTCTCAAGAAGACCTGGATCCATATCAGGATTTGACTTCAATGCTTTTGCGACTGAACGCCATTTAATCGACTTCTTAGGATATGGACCACCAATAACATCTTTATCTAATGCAAGCATAGCAAGTACATCTTGTGGATTGAAATGGATATCAGAGTCGATAAACAAAAGATGTGTACAATCTGATCGATGTAGGAACTCATCAACAAGATAGTTTCGCGCACGAGTAATCAAAGACTCATTAAAAAGAAATGAGAATTTAATATTGATTCCATACTGAACGCAAAGACCTTGAAGATCAAGGCATGCTTTCATATAGAGTCCGTGATTTTGCCCACCATACATTGGTGTAGCAACGAAGATGCTTTTCTTTTGCAGATCTTCGGCTTTGATAGAAATTTCCATAACAACTCCATTTTTATAGAAAAAGAGGAGCATCTCTGCTCCTCTTACCACCTACGAGATGATATTAACCTAGTGAATAACCAGATTGTAGTGCAGCTTTAACAAGACCTTTAGTTGGAGTGCCTAACCGATAAAAGTTAATCTTACGTCCATCTTGCAAAGTTTTTGTGTTTGTGTAGATGCAATGACCTTCTTGACGAAGTTCGCTGATCCGTGCAGCGACGTTCTCAATACCAAAACGACGGCGCGCTTGCTTCACAGTAAAGGTGTTGTATCCCTCTTTCTGTTTCAGGACAGCAAGCATACGATCTTTAACATTCAATTTTTCCATTGTGTTTCTCCATTATCAGTTCACGAAAAATACTCTTGCGAGTAAAATATAGTATACTACTATATATGCGGGATGTCAAGCAAATTTTGCTTTCCAAAATTTCTGACGAGTTTCATACCGTAGTTGTTGGTACCTTCTGGTATAACAACATTAGGTTTTAATTTTAATTCATTCTTCTTAAAGATAGAGTAATCAACATAGTGGTGCCAACGGCCGTACTTCTTAACCATAGTTGCAACATCAGGATGTAGGTCAACTAACATCTGAGATTTATTTCGAGTGCCTTCTGGATTAAGTCTACCATCTCTCCACTCTTCTTTAGACATTGTACCTTCTTTGTGATAAAACTCTTCTGTATTACCACCTTTGACAGTTTGTGTTGCTGCTTTACCTTGTAGAAAAGCATTGAATTGGATAGTACAATCACCATCTTTTAGAACACGAAGGCAGATATCCGTATCTTCATTGTATCGACCACGCCACCGATGTTTACAATCATTAGAAATCAAAAGAGTAGAATAGATTCGTGTATTCTTAACATACGGTGGATAAAAACTATTTGGTGCAATAAAGAATCGGTATTGAAATCCAGAGATTGGAACATTCTCATATCGATCAACAAAGTCTTCTGCTGCCTTAAAGATTGCGCCAGACTCAACACGAATACGTTTGTTGTTGTTCAATCGATAGAAGTCATCAATATTGTCATCTAGAACCCAATGTTTATCAGCGCCAATAGAGATTGCATGATCCCAACACCAATTTCTTGCACGTCCTGGTCCATCACCATGATTAGAGAATGGAGCAACCAAAAGAGTTACATAATCTCTAATCTTAAAGTTATCAAGTGCTTGTTCATACAGTTTCTCTTCTTGTGGTTCTATCGTAATGTAATGAGGTACTTTCATTCTAGACAAAGATCTAGAAGTCTTCATACTCTCATGGCGTGACTTAGAAATAATATAAACAGGATGAACAGGGTTTGTCATTCTTCAATCCATCTCATCAGAGAGTTCTCTTCACGATCTAATTTTGGATACCAAATACTTTTAGTTTTCTCAGACAAATTCTGATCAATCAGTTTAGCAAATGCTTCATAATCTTCTTTGTTACGGAAGTTCAAATAGATTTGTTTATATGGTGGATTCTTATCCTGTTCATATTCAGGCATTCCTTTCCAATGTTTCTTCCAATCAGGAGTACTCGTAGAAGGATCTTGAATCTCACCAAGTAAATCTTCAAAAGTAATCGCTTGCGATGTATCTCTTACACCAATGCAATTTTCATATTCTGTACTTTCATTCACTTTCATTATGTATTCCTAGTCTGTCGAATGAACAAATTTGATTCTCCTCTTGTTCGCCATCTTGAGGGCAACAGGACCAACACGCTTAGTGTAACACACTCCGTTCAGGTGGTCAAGCTCGTGTTGGAAGCACCGTG